GACGAACTGGTCCAGTGGGACCCGACCGCCGTTGACGCGGATGTCTCGGAAGCAACGCCGGTCGGCGTGGCGGCTGCGGACATGGACACTTCGGCGACCGGCTACAACGCCGCCGTCATGGGTCCCTACTACGTGCAGGCGTGTTTCAACCCCGATCTGCTCGTCTGGCCCGCTGGTCTCGCCAGTGGAACGCACGAGGAGAAGTCCGCCGCGCTCGAAAAGGCCGGTGCGCCTTTCCGGGTCAAGCACTTGCTCTAACCGATTTATCCCGGCGGCACTTGTGGCCGCCGGGATTTTCAAGTAACCATTTTCCCGATGCCGTTCATGGGTGAACGGGGGACCCGCGAAGGAGACGCCAGATGGCCGTTGAACTTTACGATACGATGACCCTGATTGGCGTCCAGAATCGCCAGCAGATCGACCCGCTTTTCTTCCTCCAGTTCTTCCCGGAGGAAATCACGTTCACGACCGAGAAGGTTGCGTTCGACGAGATCAGCGAGGATCGCTACATCCTCGCTCCGTTCGTTGCGCCGCACGTCGAAGGTCGCGTGATGGAACGCGGCGGGTTCGATACCCGGTCGTTCAAGCCCGCCTATGTCAAGCCGAAGCATGACCTCGACGTGAACCAGCAGTTCAAGCGCCGCGCCGGGGAAACCCCGATGCTCGGTTCGCTGACGCCGCAGCAGCGGTATGACGCGACCATCGCCGAGAACTTCCGTGTCGAGCGCGAGATGATCGAGCGCCGGATCAACTGGATGTGCGCTCAGGCGCTCGTCAACGGGTCCGTCGTGGTGGAAGGCGAGGACTATCCCCGCGTCACCATCGACTTCAACCGTGATGCCGACCTGACCGAAGTGCTTTCCGGCACGGCGCGCTGGGGCGAATCGGCGGCGAACCCGCTGGGCGATCTCGGCACGAAGATGAAGCTGGCTCGCCGCCTCTCGGGCGGTCGGATCACCGACATCATCATGGGCGACTCGGCCTACGAGCGTTTCTACAAGAACAGCGATGTCAAGGACCTGCTGAACACGGATTTCCGTATCGGCGGTTCCTCGGCGGACTCGCCGTTCCTCAGCACGGCAGAAACCGACAAGGAAGCCGAACTCAAGGCGGTGTTCCGGGGTAACGATGGCGCGGCCACGGCGCGCGTCTGGACCTACGCCGGGTACTTCCACCAGCGCGACCCGGAAACGGGCGTCCTGACGGAAGGCTTCTACATCGACCCGAACGCGGTTGTCGGCGTCGGCAACCGTCTGAGCGGCGTCCAGTGCTTCGGGGCCATCAAGGACCCGAACGCCGGTCTCCGTGCGATGCGTATCTTCCCGCGCATCGTGGACAAGAAGAACGACGACCCGGCGAAGGAATATACCCTGAGCCAGTCGGCACCGCTGCCGGTTCCCATGGAACCGAACAACAGCTTCAAGTTGCAGGTCCACGACCCCGAGTAACGCAACCTGAAACGGGAGGGCCGGGCATAGCGCCCGGCCTTTTCGCCCTGTAGCCCCAGAGAAATGAGGTACGAGAAAATGGCACTCAAGAAGCTCCTCGTGGCGTTCACCACGAACCGCGAAGTCGATGGCGAAGAACGCCGTGTTCGTTTCGCCGCAGGCAAGGTCGTCGATCTGACCGACGACGAAATGACCCTGCTCGACAAGCTGACGGTCTCGACCGGCAAGCTGCACTACCGCTCGCCGATCAACGAGGGCGGCGGCAAGGTCACGGAATCCGAACCCGAAGTCGTCGAGGTCCCCGATTTCGAGGGACAGGACAAGGCGATGGATGACAAGAACGTCGATCAGTTGAAGGCGTATCTGACCTTCCACTCGGTCGAGTTCGAGAGCAACGCCAAGAAGGCCGACCTGCTGGAACTCGCCAAGAAGCATGAAGCTGGCGAGATCGACGCGGGCAACGACGGCGCACCTGCCGACGATAGCGGCCTCTAAGGTCGCCCGGTGTCTCTGGCAGACATCAAAGCGAGGACGCGGCGGGCCATCCACGGACGGCTCGCCGTTCCCGCGACTCTGGTAGACGAGGATCACCCGGACGGCCTGATCTTCGCGGATGGCTACCAAGGGGCGACCCTGACCGTCCGATACCACAACAAGCTCGACCGATCCGGCGACCTGACCGCAGACTACGCCGAGATCATCGACGGGATCGACCGGCTCGTTTTCCACGACGAGAACGTGGCCGAGGTATCCGCAGGTCTGATCGCGAACGGAGAGGCCGCCCTGACGCTCTCCCGTGGCGCTGAGGTGACGATTGCGGAGTATAAGGGCCTGACCTTCGTACTGGACAGCCAGCAGCCCCCAGACGGCCCCGGCGAGACAGTGTGGGTCGTGGCCCGCAAGCGGGGCTAGACCAAGGAGCGGGGCATGTCCGCCAGAATCACCGCTGTCAACCTCCTCGACATAGAGGAGTTCCTGTCCTCCCAGCCCGAGACCGCCCGCAAGTCGGCACGGCTCGCCATCAACAGCACGACCAGCCGGAAGGCGGTTCCCCGGATGCGCCGGGCGATGAAGGAGGAGGTCTCCTTTCCTCGCGGCTATCTGGAGGACAAGCGCCGATTCGGGCAGGTCAAGCGGGCCACGGACAACGATCTCTCGGCCAGCATCGTCGCGCGGTTCCGGCCAACGTCGCTCGCCCGGTTCACTCAGGACAGCCCGGAGGGCGCGCGCAGGACCGGCGGCGTCCGGGTCAAAGTCGATCCCGGCGGCGGGGCCAAGCGAATCGGCGGTGCGTTCTTTGTGAAGCTCCGCCGGGGCGGCGACACGAGCGACGGGTTCAACGTCGGGCTGGCGATCCGCCTCAAGCCCGGACAGCGGCTCAGGGGCCGCAAGAAGGGCAGTCAGGGCGTCCAACTAGCGCCGGACCTTTATCTGCTGTATGGACCTTCCGTGGATCAGGTGTTCCGCGAAGTCAGCGTGGCCGAAAGTCCCGCCGTGGCCGATGATCTCCAGACCGAGTTCATCCGGCAGTACGTCCGACTCAGCGGCAAGAAGTGAGGACGTGAAATGATTTCCAAGAAGCTCGCGATCATGAAGGCGCTCACGAAGCACCTGCAAGGGATCACCCCAGCATGGACCGATTTGCCGCCTCAGATGGCAGGAGAGGTCTGCCCCTACGATCTCAGCCAGAGCGTATTCCGAGGGCGGCTGGAGTTCGGGGACGAGGTGAAGAACCCATTTCTCGCGATCCTTGAGGCCCCGCGCCAGCTTGATCCGAACGGGGCGGGCAACGATCTCGTGCAGGACGAGGACTGGACCCTTCTCATTCAAGGCTTTGCCGATGACGATCAGCGCAACCCGCTTGATCCGGCGTACTCGCTTCTGGCGTGGACACAGATGCGGATGTCCCGTATCACCGCGCAGAAGAAAAACGGAGGCCGTGGGGGTCTCTATCCGGGCGAATGGCGGCTCGGCGACCTGATTGCAGATGTCCGGTATCAGATTCCTATTGTGCGACCGGGCAAAGATACTGTATCAGACGCCGCGTACTTCTATATGCCCATCTCAGTCGGGAACGTGACTGACCTTACGATGCCCTTTGTGCAGGAGGAATGATACCATGGCGCGCACCAAGAACTACACGCTCGGGGCTGGTAAGCTCTACTTCGACCGATTCGATGACGACGGCAATACGACCGGCGAATACTACATCGGCAACACGACCAGCCTGACCGGCTCGACCGACGAGACCCGCGAGGAGCATTACTCCTCGGACGAGAAGGAGCGCGCCAAGGACGCTTCGGTCGTCACTCAGTCGGACCAGACGGTCGGCTTCACCACGGACGACATCCAGCCGGAAAACCTCGCGCTGCTCTGGAAGGGCACCGCCGAGCAACTGGCGGTCTCGGCGCAGTCCGATGTCGTGGAAACCATCACCGTCAAGCGCGGTCGCTGGTATCAGCTTGGCATGTCGCCCACGTCGCCGACCGGCGCGCGCTCGGTTTCGATCACCAGCGTAACCGACGACGAAAGCACTCCGGTCGCGATCCCGGCAGCAACCGGCCCCGGCGGCATCAACGCCAACTACGAGGTCGATACCGAACTGGGCCGCATCTTCATTCGTGAGGATGCCCCGGACATCGCCGATGGGGACGCGATCATCGTGACCTTCGACGAAGCCGCGCACTCCCGCACGGTCATCATCTCCAAGGGCGAGACGATCCGTGGCGCGCTGCGCTACATTGCCGACAACACGGCGGGCGAGAACCGCGATGACTACTGGCCCCTCGTCGAACTGTCCCCGGACGGCGACTACGAGTTCAAGGCCGACTCGTGGAGCGAGATGTCGTTCACGGGCGAAGTCCTCAAGAAGGAGGGCTACGAGAAGCATTACGTTGACGGTCGCCCGGTCGCAGCGTAAGTTCTCCTCTCCCGGAGACCTATCAGGGGGCGGCTCCATCCGGGGTCGCCCCCTTTTCTATGCCAAGGAGTCGATATGGCTGTTAATTTTGAGATCGAGACCACCCGGATCGCGGTGGGCAAGAGCGGCGGGTTTTTCACCGTCAGGGGCATGAACTCGGAGGATGTCACCTTCCTGACCATGCACTATCTGGAGGACATGAAGGCGACCGTCGCGAAGTACGCGGAGCGCGGGGTCCTCCCGAAGAACCGCGTGGCCGATCTGGTCATGGAAATCGCCAAGGACTTCCCGACGATGGCGGTGGAAATCATTTCCCGTTGCGCCGAAGCCGAATCGGCGGAGGACGTGGAGAAGTTCCGGCGGCTCGCTTTCGTCAAACAGATCGAAGCACTCAAGGCTATCGTGTTGCTGACGGTAGAGGACGGCGGTGTCGATCTGGGAAAAATGATGGGGGTCGTGGCAAGTCTGCTAGAGGCAAACGGCCTCAAGCCGGGACCCCTGATGACATCGTTGCAGACTATTATCGAAACATCCGGGAATCAGTCAGCTACTTGAAGGCGAACGGCCACCCGGACGCTCACCGCTATCCGCTCGGAAAACTCGCCAACGAGAGCGAGATACTGCGGACGGTGAAGCGCCGGGAAATGGCTTTCCGTATGGTGGTGGACCAGCATGTCGGGTCTGCCACTTTCACGGGAGGCAAAAAGGCGGTAAGAGCGTTCGAGAAACTGCTTTCCCAGCTTGAGGAATAACCGAGATGGCAACGACTCGCCGCGACATTGAACTGCTGATCTCGGCGAAGGAAACCACGGGCCGGTCCTTCAAGCAGGTCACGTCGAACATCGACGCTCTGAACGCCAAGATCGGCGATCAGATCGCGGCAGCCGAGCGCGGCGAGATCAGCCTGCAAGAGCTTCGGAATACGCAGGAGCAGCTTGCTCAGGCGGGCCGGGACCTCTCGCAGATTCAGGGTCAGATCGACGCCTATAACCGGCTGGTGGCGACTTCCGATAAGGTTGGCGCTGCCGCCGAGAAGGCGAAGAACGATCTCGCCGCGCTCAAGGCTCAGGTCGAGCAGGCCGGGGAGGCGACCGCCCGGCAAGAACAGAAGATGCAGCGGCTCGAAAACGCCGTCGTCCGCACCTCTGCTGCCGTGGACAAGAACAAGCAGGACCTCACAGAGCAGGTCGCCGTGCTGGAGCGCGCCGGGGTCGCCACGGACAAGCTCGATACGGCGCAGGCGGGGGTCGTCAACACCGCGCGCCAGATCGGGGCGGGCCTGTCTCAGGTCAACACGGCAATCGACGGGTACGCGGCGAACGTCGCCGAGGCCCGGCAGGCGGAAGCCAACCTCGCGGCCCAGCAGGGGTTCGAGCGCAAGATCGCAGAGGCCCAGCGCCTCGGTCAGGCCAGCCGGTTCGTCCAGTTGTTCGGCGATGCGATCAAGACGGTCAAGGCGGAGGAGAACCAGCTTGCAGCCCTGACCGGCTTCCGGGCAGTCGGGCAGCAGGCCGCCGAGGCCAGCCGGGATGTCTCGCGCTTCGTCGAAGTCGGGCAGCAGATGGCGGTCTCGAACTCGCAGGTGGCCGCTGGTCTCCGTGCAATCGTCGAGCCGGGGCAGGCGGCGCTCAAGACTCTCTCGGGCGTCGAGGGGGCTATCGAGCAGGCCGACACGGCGGCTGCCGAGGGCGTCAAAAACGTCGGCGCTCTGAACGACGCCTATAACCAGCTTGCGTCGGCAGCGGCGGCGCTCCTGCGGCAGGGCAGCCTCGTCGATTCGTTCCGGGATCAGGCGACCGCGACCGACGCGGCCCGCGTCCAGTTCGAGGCAGCGCAGGCGGATGTCCAGCGTCTCGGGGCGGCGATGGCTCAGGCCGACCAGCCGACCGAGCAGCTTGCGAACTCACTTCGTCAGGCCGAGGCCCGGCTGGAGCAGACCGGGCGCGCGCTCTCCCAAGAGGAGACGAAGCTGGGCACCCTGAGCCGGGAACTCAAGCAGGCCGGTATCAACACCGCCGATCTCGCCGGGGAGCAGGCTCGACTTGAGGCAGCGGCCACGCGGGTCAACGGGACGATGGAACGAGTCAATACGACCCTCGGTCGCGGCGGTCGCCGGACGACCGGGCTGTTCGGTCTCAAGCCGAACGATCTGGCGAACCTGAACTTCCAGATTCAGGACATCTTCGTCAGCCTCCAGTCCGGGCAGAACCCGCTCACGGTCCTGATCCAGCAGGGTTCCCAGATCAGCCAGATTTTCCCCGGCCTGATCTCCACCATCGCGAAGCTCACGCTCCGGTTCTTCCCGCTGATCGCGGTTGTCGCGGCGGTCGGGGCGGCGTTCGTCGAACTGGCGACCGATGCTGCCCGGCTCAAGCAGGCGCAGGAGGACCTTGCTACCGCGCCGCTGGGCGAAGGGATCGACGCTACCCGGTTCGCCGACGCGCAAGAAAAGCTGGAGGGGGTCGCCGAGAAGGCCGAGGACGCCCGCAAGGCTATGCTCCTGCTCGTCGAGGAGGGTTTCGATACCGACGCCATCGAAACCTACGCCGAGGCCGCCGGGCGGCTGGCTGAGCGGCTGGGGATCGACGTGGTGGAGGCGACCCAGCTTCTCGTCGATGTCCAGCAGGGCGGGATCGACGCGGTGTATGAGCTTGCCGAGCGCACGAACGACCTGACGCAGGCCGATCTCGATCACGCCGAGGCGCTGTACGAGGCAGGCAAGGCGGGCGAGGCCCGGCAGTTCATCCTCGACCGTGTGGCCGAACGTAACGAGCAGATCGCCCGAGCGACTCAGTCCCAGTGGACTCCGGCGGTCAACAATCTCAAGTCCGCGTTCAGCAGCTTCGCCGATTTCTTGGGCCGCGTGTTCGCGCCGGTCCTCGACGGCATCAACAAGTATATTCAGGACACGATTGTCGGCTTCACGTTCCTGACCGGCTTGCTGGCAGGGAAGGGTGTTGCCGGGGCGCGCGAGAGCGCGTTCGAGGTCATCCGGCAGCAGCGGGGACTCAACGCGCCTCCTGCTCGCGGGGCTTCCGACCAGCAGATTCGGGATCGCCGTTTCTCTGCCGAGCTTGACGAGGAGATCGACCAGACCCGCGAACTGACTTCGCAGGAACGGCTTCGCCGGGCCGAGGTCGAGGCTCGACGCCGGGCGCAGGAAGCCGGGGTCAGTCAGGCGCTTGAGGACCGGGCCGTCACTCAGGCGATTGCCGCCGAGCAGCGCAAGATCAATCAGGAAGGCGAGAAGGCCGCCAAGCGTGGCGCTGCCGCCAACCGGCGGGCCGAGGCTGCCGCGCGCCGGGCGCAAAGGGCCGCCGAAGCCGAACAGCGGAAGCGGGAATCGGCTCTCCGTCAGCTTGAGGGCCAGCTTCGCCAGTTGAACCGGGCAGCCTTCACGGGCATCTCGGCCACGTTGGAGGAGCGGCTGGAGGCCATCAACGAGAAGTACGCCAGCATCGCCGAGAGCATCCAGAAGGTGCGCGATCTCGGTATCACCACGACCCCGGACGGCGTAAACCTCGACGAGGTAGAGCGCCAGATGGAGGCGACCAAGCAGCGCCTCAAGGACGAGGAGACGATCAAGTTCTATCAGGAGCAGGCGGCGCTTCTCGATAGGCAGCGGCAGGCCGAACTCCAGCGGATCACCGACGCTCAGGTGCGCGGAGCGATCACAACTGCCGAGGCTATGCAACAGGCTCAGGAGGTGACGGATCGCCTGTCTCCGCAGATCGTACAGGCGGCGCAGCAGGCGTTGACGGTCGCCCG